CAGCACGAAAAGGACGTGATCAAATACCAGGGCGCCGAGATTCACGCGCTGCTGATCGATGAACTGACGCATTTCTCAGAGAAAATCTATCGCTTCCTACGCGGCCGCTGCCGTCTTGGTGGCTTCGTCGTTCCTGATCGGTGGCGGGGCCAGTTCCCGCGCATCATGGCTGGGGCGAATCCGGGCGGCATCGGGCATCACTGGGTCAAGGCATCGTTTATCGATGGCGCTGTGCCGATGGTTTCGCGCCAGATGCCGGCCAAAGAAGGCGGCATGGTCCGTCAGTACATCCCGGCGAAGTTGCAGGACAATCCGACGATGGATGAAGGCTACGCCGACCGCCTCGCGGGCCTTGGCAATGAAGCGCTGGTCAGGGCGATGCTCGATGGTGACTGGGAGATTGTCGCCGGGGCGTATTTCACCGAGTTTTCCCGCCAGCGGCACGTCGTCAAGCCGTTCGCTATTCCGATGCACTGGACGCGCTACCGGGCGTTTGACTGGGGCTCGGCCAAGCCGTTTGCCTGCTACTGGATCGCCGTCTCGGACGGTACGCTGCGCGAGTATCCGCGCGGCGCGCTGATCGTCTATCGCGAGTATTACGGCATGACCGAGGAGCCGAACAAGGGCTTGAAGATGCCGGCCGATCGGGTGGCGCAGGAGATCAAACGCAAGGATCAGAAGGAAACGACGGAGGATGGCGGCTGGGGAGTGGCTGACCCTGCCATCTTCACCGCTGACGGCGGCGAATCAATCGCCATGACGATGCAAAAGCAGGGTGTTCGCTGGCGTCATGCGGACAACAAGCGCAAGGCTGGATGGGAGCAGCTTCGAATCAGGCTCAATGGCGACGATGACGGCGTGCCGCTGCTGTTCGTGTTCGAGACGTGCGTGCATCTGATTCGCACGCTGCCGGCGCTACAGCACGACGAGCACGACCCGGAGGACGTGGATAGCGACCAGGAAGACCACGGCCCGGACGCGCTGCGCTATGGCTGCATGGCGAGGCCGATCATCCGCGATGGCACGCAGGCGAGGAAAGGACCGAAACCCGGCACCTTCGATCACCTTCTCGAGATCACCGACGAGAAGAAGGGCATCAGCCGCTACCGGTCCGTCATCCCGATAGATTGATTTTGGCACGTTGATGCGCAGGGTCTATAAACCCGCGCATGGATGAAGTCGCCCGCATTGTCACCGGCCTGCGCGTCTCGCGGCCTTCGATCACGTTCGAGCAGTTGCTTGCGCTCGAGAATCCTTCCGCCCAGTTCGAAGCGCACGTCGCGGCCGATGTAGGGAANNGATGCGATGGTCGTTCGCGCTTCGAAGTTCTTCCCGGAGGTCGCCGAGACGATGGCGCAAGAAGGCCTGCGCGACACGATCAAGGCCGCCAAGACCTACAACGCAAACACCGGGCTGCAAGCGACCGTCGAAGTGAAAGGGTTGCAATGAGCGACGAAAAAGACACGCCTGAACTCTCCGAACAGGACAAAGCACTCGCCAAACGCTGGGGGAAACGTCTTGAATCCGCGCTCAAGGAACAGTCGAAAGAGAAAACCGAGGAACGGTATAAGAAGCTTCGCAAGTACGTTCGCGGGGATGTTGGCGGAGACGACGCGCCAGGGCTGGTTCGCACGAACATCATTCATTCGAACTTTGCTGCGATTCTGCCGCAGGTTTATGCCAAGAACCCTGAGATAGCGGTTACGCCGTCGGAAGCCGCAGGCGACACTACTCCGTGGGTGCCTGGATTCTGCAAGACGCTGCAATGCGTGCTCAATCGCAAGTTCATCAAGGATGCGAAGCTCAAGCCGCGCGCCAAGGCGGCGATCCGCGCGGCGATGACCGTCGCTATCGGCTGGGCTAAGGTCAGTTGGCAGGAAGACATTCAGAAAGACCCGCTGATCGAAACGCGTCTGGCGGACTCGCAGGACAACCTTCAGCGCATCCGGCACCTGATCAGCGAGATCGAGGAAGACGACGATTCGCGCTGCGAACTGGAAGCCAAGCAAGCCGAACTAGAGCAGCAGATCGCGGCGATCACGGAGCAGGCCGAGGTCAAGGTGATCTCCGGCTTGGCGATCGATCGCGTTCTGACCGAGGACATGTTCATCCTCGACGATACGCTGTACGACTTCGACGGCTACGTGCAGGCCGGCGCTATTGCGCACCGCGTCTGGATGACGACGGAGGAATACGAGCAGACCTTCGGCAAGGAGCCGCCGAAGACCGCGAACAAGTACGGTAGTGACAAGAAAGAGCGCAGCACGGCATCGGAAGAGAACACCGTCGAGCTGGTCGCCGTGTTCGAAGTCTGGGACCGGATCAGCAACCGTGTATATACGCTGTGCTCGGGCGCTGATGAATGGGCGCGTGATCCCTATACGCCGGAAGTCTTGGGCAAGCGCTTCTACCCGTTCTTTGCATTGGCGTTCAATCCGGTCGACGGTTCAATCAAGCCGCTGTCAGATACGGAACTGCTGATCGAACTGCAGGACGAGTACAACACCACGCGCACGAACTTTGCAGAGCACCGCAAAGAGAACTTGCCGGTTCGCGTCTATCGCAAGGGCGGTGACCTGACCGACGGCGATGTCAAGGCGCTGACCAACCGCAAGTCGAATCAGTGGGTGGGCATAGAAGGAAACCCGGATACCCCGGTCGAGAAAGACATCGCCATCCTGCAAAACCCGCCTGTTGATCCAGCGAACTACGATGTTCAGCCGATCCTGCGCGATGCCGAGATGGTTCTCGGCGCCGGTGATGCAGCGAAAGGCTCGATCAACAAGGCGAAGACAGCGACCGAAGCCGAGATCATGGCGCAGGGGCTGCAGTCCCGTGTTGCAGAGCGCGCCGATGTGGTCGAGGACTGGATTTCAGAGATGGCGCAGTTTGCCGCCGAACTCTGCTTGCAGAAGATGACGCCGGCCGAGGTGCAGCGCATCGCCGGTGCGGATGCCGTCTGGCCACAACTCTCCAAGGAAGCCGTCTTCGATCTCGTGCAGATCGAGATCCGCGCCGGATCAACCGGACGCCCGAACAAGGCCAAGGAGCGCGAGCAGTGGGGGCAGATGCTGCCGCAGATCCAGAAGGCCGTCGAACAGATCATGCAGTTGCGCGCCGCTGGCCAGAACGACATGGCCGAGACGGTGATGAAGCTGCTCGAAGAGACGCTGCGACGTTTTGACGAGCGCATCGATATCGAATCATTCCTGCCGGCGCGCAAGGAAGGCGAGCAGCCAGCGCAGATACCGCCTGAAATGCAGCAGCAGATGCAGCAGGCTCAACAGTCCATGCAGCAACTTCAGGAACAGAACGCACAGCTCCAGGAAGCTGCCAGCGGAAACGCTGACAAGATGGCCTTCGAGCGCGAGAAGTTCGACTTCGAGAAGAAGAAGGCGATTGACGAGGCGAACTTCCGCAACGAGCAGGCAGAAAATGACTACGCAGCCAGAGCCGAAGAAACGCGCATCAAGGCCGAAGCACAGGCTGCGCAGGCCATCCGCGAAGCCGAGATCAAGGCCGATATCGAGCGCGAGAAGATCGCCAGCCAGGAGCGCATCGCCATTTTGCACGAGATGACGGCGCTGCGTCAGTCGTCCGATGGCCAGGTCGAGACCGGGCAGCAGCAGGCGCAGGACGTGAGCGCGATGATGGCCGCGATGCAATCCGCCATGCAGCAGATCGCGCAGCAGTTCAGCCAGTCGATTACCGCCATGCAGCAGCAGATGACCGCACCAAAGCGGATTCTCAGGGATGCCAACGGCGAGATGGTTGGCGTCGAGACGATTCAGTAGTCGCAAAGCACCGGAGTACAGAGCATGAGCAACTGGTCAGTTGTCAATCGGATCACCGGCGAAGTGGTGCACGCCTACGGTGCGGATGCGCCGGATCATCTCGGCGAATACCCGCTCGAAATTTACAACCACATCAAGCAGATCGAGATCGCCGAGACGCCAAAGCGCCGCGTGACAGAGCTTCAATTTCGTGACCTATTCACGACGGAAGAAAAAGTTGAGATTGAGTTCGCGTCTCTCGACAACCCGAGCGGAACGCTGGAAGAGCGACTGCGTGCGGCTGAATTGCGCGTGTTCCTCGCTGACGTAGCATCAGCTACACAAGAAGCTGACGGGACCAGCATCGACCTCGACGACCCGCGCACGGTCGCAGGCGTCAATAAGCTCGAAACCTACGGCCTGATCGCCACCGGTCGAGCCGCGGAGATCCTGGGTGTCTAAGGTTTACAGCCTGATCTGCTGGGGGGGCTATACCGGGAAAACGGTTTCCATCTCAGCGTCGACCGACCTCGTCACGCTGACGCGGCATGGGGTCAGGAACGGTCTGAAATTATGGCCGTCCGGTACGCTGCCGGCCGAGTTGAACAGTTCGACGCCGGTCTATGCGCGGTACGTGTCGGCCACGACATTTTCGCTGCACCCGACGCGCGCCGATGCGCTGGCAGGGACGAATCAGATCCTGTTCGCCGGGTCGAGTACCTACGCGGCGGTCGTTCTGAAATCCGACGCGGTTGCATCGCCGGCGACCGCGTTGGCGCCCTACGGTCTAGGCGACCTGTCGCGCTGGTACAACGGATCGNNTCCCGCAACGGCGCTAGCACCTTACGGGCTAAGCGACCTCTCACGGTGGTACACCGGATCGACGTACCTTATTTTTGATGGCCGAGTAAGTTGCAACACGCAAAGAACCGCCAACAGCACAGTATTCGACGACGAGGTTATCGAGCTGTTTGACGCCTATGACGACATCGTTACTGCGTCATTCACGTGGACGCTGCCGTCAGCGAAAGCCACGTTTCATTCGAAGATCAATGGCATCCGCTCCGATGCGTTTCACTACGGCGTCAAAGGCGCTGGGTATGTCGCG